GGGTGCAGTTAAGATTACTGCAGTAGTGGGTACACTTATTACATCTGCAGTAAGAACATTTGGCGCCGGAGTCGTAAGTATATATGATGTGGCCGAAACTGAGAATATTTTATTCTCAAGCACGCCGGGAATATTTGCCGTAAACTCGTAAGAGGTTACAGGAACTTCAAGGGAGTCTGCGGATATTATTACAGGTGTATTTGCGTTTAGGCTGTAAGTTGTTAAAGGTATCGCAATCACATTATCTGCAACAAATTCAGGAGCTGATAGTGTTATGCTGTAGGTTGTCAGCGGAGTTTGCGTTATTTCTACCGCAACAAGGGTTGGCGTGAATACATTCAGATTGTAGTCAGTACTTGGTACATCTGTTATGTTCGCTGCAGGTAAAGTTGGACTAAATCCCACTAGGGTGTAGTCCGTCGCCGGTACGTCTAACGCTCCAAGATAAGGTGTTGGTACAGTTAACGCAAAAGTGGTTAGAGGTACGTCAAACGCTAAGTTTTCGGTTATATCTGGAGCGTTTATGGTAAGAGTAAACGCTGTTGCCGGTACGTCTACTGGACTTTCAGAAACAACTGCCGGTACTGGCGTAACGATAGTATATGCTGTAACTGGAACAGCAATAGGACTGCTGCCCGCACTTTCGGTATAGCTTATTTCGGCCCAATATATTCTAGCGCGGGTCATTTAGATCACCTGCCACAAGGCTGGAACATTAGGCGGTTGCCAACCAACGATGGCCGTGTGCGCCTGAAGGCAACGATACATGACGCCCTGATACTCGACCTCATCACCAACCGCGTATGTCGTTCCGGCCTGCCATTCCACGGTCGGCGGCGTATCCACAACCTGCCAGCCCTGCGGATATTGCGTCGGGGTCCAGACGTTGAAGTCAATCAGGCTTTCGTAGGTTTGTCCGTCAAAGTCGCGCTGATCGCCCGTCATGACGCTGCTGAAGGCCCACAGCGCCGGGTCCGACCATCGGTTGGAAACACCCAGAAGACCGCCCCACTTCGGTAATTCATTGGCTTCGAGGTAATTATAAACATCCTCCGGGTTGACGATGGTCACACCCTCGCCGCCCACGCCGCTGAAGGTTTCCAGTATTGATGTCGCCGTGTTATTGGCCACCCAGTCGGTCAGGGTTGCGGGGATGCTATCAACGTCAGAAAAAGACAGGCGGGCGTAAAAACCGCTCAGCCAGCTAACGTCCTCGTCTATCGGGCTGGGAGCTGGGATTTTACCGCTCGGATGATTCCAGTAGTGAAATAGAGAAACACCCACATCGTGCGTGTAAATCCATTCCCCGAAGGTTTCACTTTCGGGATCGGCATCCTGAATATTCGTTCCCAAGCTGCGCGCCGAGAGCCATTGGTGCAGCGCGAACTTGGTTCCGGCGTGAATGATTAGATCAACACTCACGACGTTGCCTCCTCAACCTCTGTTCTTGTAAAATACACGTCTGAGTACTGCCGAAACTCTTTCATGTAAAGGCCAAGCCCTGACCCAGTATAATCTGACCCTATAAAGATCGGTTGAGTGTGTTCAAAGCCGTTCCCAAGCGAGTTCGACTCAGCCAAAGATGACCCGTTTACCCCTCGAATTACGTTTGCATCGCCTAGAATGCTGTCGTATTCCACGCTCATTAATGACTTGACGCTAATAGCACTATCCGGCGTTGATCCGATAATGATACCGTCGTTGTTGTTATCTGTGTGGCGGTGCCTAAGATTTACTTGAAAGTTTCCGGCGTTATCCCAAAGGTACTGCCGGTGCAACTCGTTTATGTCTTTGTAAATATCGAAACCGTAAAAAAGAACTTCGCCGTTAGCAGCAGGAACATGCGGGACATAAAGATCTGTGTACCAAGACATTGCTGGGGCCTCTTCGACTATGCCGTGAACAGCAGTGCCTATCGTCAACGTCTCCGCATCCCGCGTGAGTGTGCTGCCAGAAGTGGGGATGTAGGAGGAGGGGGCTTCGGTGGCTTCCAGTTGTGCGCCATAAACAATCACAGAGGATGTCCCGTCGAGGTCTACAACATTGTCGGTGTCGGCATCCGCAAGGTAAATCCTGACGTTGCCTGTTGTGTCAGTCCCGTCTGTTGTGAACGTAATTGAGCAGCGAACAAAATCGCCCAAGTCCTCAATTACACCTGTGTGCCCCGTGGCCTCTGTTCCTACTGCCGGTGTGCCAAGGTTGAAATAGGTTTCACCGTTGGCGGGCGTCGTGAAGCCTTCTGTTCCAAGCGCGGCCCACGAAAGACCTGACGCCTTGAGGTAGACGCTAAATGTGTAGATCGTGGACGTGCTTACCGTTGCGGCGTAATCGAGATAAACCTCACCCGTGCCTGCCGCGCTGTTGTCCGTAAGTGTGAATGCGCTGTTGGCTACACCGTCAGGGCCAGTGGCGTCACCGGAAATTGTTGCCGCGTTATTGGTTGTCCACGTTGTCGCAAAGTCACTGGACTCCGTAATGAGGTTCGTCGCCGCCGCCTCCAACTGAATACCTGAGTTGACCCATGATGTGCCGTTGTATGTGTAGGCAGAGCGGCGGGGGAGGTAGCCTACTGATCCAGCGGTAGGAACGTAGCTGTCGCCCCTGTCGAGGTTATTGGCCATGCCGCCGAAATCGGAACGGTAAAGATGTGCGCCCCAAATCTGCCAGTCATACGAGTGGTTGCCTGTTTCTGTGGTACCTTCCTGATAGATGCGGATAAAATTGCCTGTGCTTGTTACCTCAGCTAGTTGCCATTGATCGGTCACTACGACGTTATTGAATTGGTCTGGGGCTACGAGGCGGATCGTAAACGTATCGGATGCGTTCGTCGCTTTTATCCAGATACGAAAAGTCCACTCATAATCTTTAAAAGGCGCACTGAAATTAATATAACCAATCCCCGAGCGGTCATTCCAGCTATCTCCGTTTACCGTTGATTGCATACGGGTCGCTGTGGTTGTGCCATCAGGGGCTGTGCCGTAATTGTCAGTGATGGTTGGTTGAACGCCGTTATTGGAGTTATAATAACTCCAAATCGTTGACGCGGGATCAAACTCTTGACTATCTGCGAGTTCGTTATGCGGCGACCAGACGAGGTTTCCGCTGCTGTCATACATGATAGAGAGCGCACTGCCCCTGGTATACGTAAACAGGCCGTCAAAAGTGGTGTCCGTATCGTTCTTGCGGTAATACTCATTCACGAAATCAGCAACAAGCTCCGGGGAATGTCCGCCCACGACATAGCCATCTGTGGCAGTAAACTTGAGCGTGACGTTATCCCAGTTCGAGACACTGGACTTCTCACCAGACGAAAGCGTGATCGCGCCCGTAGAGCCATCCACAACATCATTGTGAGTGGCGCTGGCAATCGTGGTGGCCCCTTCCATCAGGTCCACCTGCAAGTCCATCTTGCCGTTGCCGTCCTTGCCGTAGTCGTAATTAACAACCACAGCAGCAGACGTATCAACGCCGCTGGCAGGATTGCCCAGAGACACGCTATAGGCCGAACCGTTAGGCTGCTCCTCAGACTGCGCATAGTCAGCCGTTTCGGACGTAGCCTCGTCAATGGCCTGATAGACGTTGGTGCCCGACACGGCCTGATTCGTCCACGAACCTACCGTGTCGTCACCGTCTGGGCGAAGGAAGTCAGCCAAGGCTCAAGTCCTTATGCAATCGTCAGAATGCCGGAGCCGCTCCACTGGATGGTTCGACTGTTGCCACTCGTGATAGTGATTGCTTCATCTGCGTCAATGACGAGAATAAGCTGATCGTCGGGCGTGGTCGAAGACTGGTTGAAGAGGTAGATGTAACGGAACGTCGCGATGTCACCGCCTGACGCAGTAATAACAATATCGTCCGCATCAAGCGTAAAAGTATCGCCGGCCTCATTCGAAGTCACGTTTTCAAGAACTCGATCGACGGTCATATCGTCCGAATAGTTGGTATACGAGATTTGCGTCACATTGGCCAGAATGCCGTTGCCTGTCGAGGTGGGATCAGAGCCTTCTGCGTTCGGCGCTGTGTTCGAAAGTGCAATCTGCAGCGTGTCATTCGCGAAGTCGTGCTGGCCCTCGGCCAGACCTTCAACAAAGTCGGCCACTTTAATCGTCGATACTGCCATCTTCATTCTCCTCGATAGCTTTGTTTTCAGGTGCGGCGGTCATCATTTTGGACTCGTTGCCCAGACAACCGGCGGAGCGGGCGGCATTTTCAGCCGTTCCTGTTACTTCATCACCCGGAAAGTACCATACTCCGGCGTGGTAGAAATTCTTTTTGATCGTGGCCATGTTAGCCTCCGTAAGGTGGGCCGGGAAAACTAATCCCCGGCCCGTTCAGTTTAGGTAGCTGCAACGGACGTACCAGTCGTGCTCATCGAGGGCCGACGCGAAACGTGGCCGAGGATGGCAATGACGGAAACGTCTGCGTCTGTGCCCGTGGTACCTGTGACATTCAGGCGAACATAACGCGAGTTGCCCACGTAACCGATGTAGCCCGCAATGGCATGGTCAGCATCATCCGCGGTGACGGTAAGCGCGGACTCCAAGCCGATCAATTCGGCGTCGGCCACCGCACTGGCTCCAGCAGCAGTCGTGTCATCACCTTCTTGAACCACGAAGCTGTAGCCCGCGGCTGTACCCGCGTCGCCCACAGTGTTGTTGATTGCGACGAGCGTGCAGGAATCATATCCCCGCGTATCGACCCAATCAGATGCGTCGGGCGTCGTCCCAGACAGGGACAGGTTGCCCAAATGAACAACAGAGATATTGTTCTTAAGGTCTTGTTGAGGCATTGGTATCTCCTTTCCCTCAAATTAGTCTGCGAACTTCGCAATTTTGATTGCAGCAAAGTCGATCACGTCGCCGCCTACACGCTTTGTGGTGTAGAATTTGACGTATGGCTTTGCGGTGAACGGATCACGCAGGACACGAATGCCCATGCGGTCAACGATCTGATAGGCGTCCCCGAGGTTCCCGAAGGCCAGCGCAAGTGCGTCGTCTGCAATATCCGGCATGTCCTCGAAGACTGCAGTCGGGTAGCCCGCGAGCGATGCGGGTTCACCGGCCTGAACCGAGGGTTGCCACATGTACATGCCGTTCGAGTCCTGCATCTTGCGAATGGCGCCGTAGGTAGCTCGGTTAGCCATCCAGATCGCGCCGGAACGATATCGTTCCTGCAGGGAGTAGATCAGATCGTACATGATGTCCGGGCCCGCAGGATCAGCCGCGAAACCACCGGCAACACCAGTATCGAACTGTTCGATTGCACCGAGTTGATAAGTTCCAGCCGTGGTCCAGTCACCATAGGTCATGAAGCCACGAGGCTCGCTGATACCGTCACCAGTCACGAAGGCCGTGTTTTCGGTGCGGGCGAATTTGTCGGCTACCTTATCGCCCAGCCAGCCCTCCGTGTCGATGTAGGCGTCGTCAAGGAGTTTCTGCGTAGCGCGGGGCTCCGCGTACTGTTCGTGCACCGGGATGGACCACTTAGCAATGTCCGGGGTATCCGTTTCCGAACGAGTCCCGGTCTCACCGACCCAGCCCGAAGTCACATCGTCGATGTCGTGGATACCTTCCAGTTCGTTGGTCGAAATCATCTGGACCGAGGCGTATGCGCGGACGGGCGACGTGTCAAAAAGACGCTTAACGATGCGGCCTGTGGTGTCAGGATCAACAACGTAGCCGCCTTGTGGATCGGAGCCGACCGACAGTGCCTTCCGCTCGTCCACATCGAGACCGTTTTTGTACTCATCGCCTTCACGAACCCAATTCAGGAAATGCGATTTGTATTCCTGAAGTTCCTCGTGGGTCAGCTTGCCCTCACGACGACGACCGGCGCCCATGTCCTGAGCAACTGCACCCCAGGCCGCGGCCTTGAAGTTCAGTTCGTCGATGTCAGTTTCCTTGCCGTCCACGACAACAGTTTTTTGCCGTTGGGCGATGACCAGCTCGTCTAGCTTGGCCTGCTTTTCATCCAGATCAGCTTCGATTCGCTTGAGTTTGTCAGTAACAAGCACATCGACACTGGACTCGATCGTTTCGGGGAGCGTAGATTTGAACTCCTCGAACGCAGTGTTGACCTCTTTAACCAGGCCTACGGCCTCCTCGAGGTCGATACCATCTTTAGGCATTGATGTTCTCCTTTAGCTTTTTGATGGTTTCCAGGAAGTTTGCCTTCAGTTCATCGTCACCCTCGCGGTGTCCGTTAAGGCGGTTCATAGCCTCATCGTAGCCGTAGAGGGCTACAAGTTTGGCAAAGGCGCCGGGCACTCCGCATTTACGTAGGAGTTGCTCGACTTCCCGAGGTGAGTTAAGGTGCTGCTTCGCGTCAGTCACATTAGCCTCAGGATTCATCGGGAACGTCACGACAGATAGTTCCCAAAGATCGACTTCTTTCAGTACGCGGTGACGATCCTCGCCTTTGCCCGCGATTTCATAATCCTTGGTCTGGTAGCCGATAGATAGCCCGTCAATGGCCTGAGCCTTGAGAAGGCTGTGAACAGTTTTAGCCTGCGGAATGTCCAACAGAAGCTGTCCGGTGGCCTTCAGCCCGCGTTCGTCTACAGACATGGATTTCCATACGCCGATTGGCTGGCTTGGATCGTGCTGCCAGAGCATTTTGGGCATCCGGCCTGAGTCGAGTGTTTTGTCAAATGCACCCTTGGCGATGACATCCCCGCCTAGGTCTTTATTTCCAAAGACTGAACCATAGCCGGTGAAAACGCCCTCTTGTTCTTCATCGGCCTTTAGCTCAAAGTCTATACTTTTGAAATCGAGCATGTTATTCTCCTTAATCCTCGATATAGACTTGATTGCAACGGCAGTTGATGATGTTTCCAGCCGACCCTTTAGGGTCACCGGGGAACAACAAGCGTTCTACGCTGCCGGTTATGGTAGGGACAGCAAATTGCTGGTCTACCGGAATGGTCGAGCCATTCATTACACGATGATTGAATTGAGAAATTCGACCAAGTTCGCCAAAGTCTCGAGTTCTTTCGTCGTTTACTGCGTCCCACATTTTGCGAAGACGGAGCCCGGAACGGGCGGCCATCGCCTGCGAGACGAATTGGTTTGTTGCGTGAATTTCGGTCTGAGAAATTACGTCAGCCCGCTGATCTGCAAGTGCTGGAATTTTATTAGTGATCTCGCGGAATACGAGGTCGATGGACTGCCCGCGGGCCAGCCCGCCATTAGTCATATCACGGACTTGTTTCTCAGTCGTGCGAATGATCTGCGCGGCTTGACGGGCTCCATAGCGGTCTATGTATTCGGACAGGACGCGCTGTTTAATTTCCTCGCGGGCAGCCTTTGTAGTAAGGCTTTTGAAACCGTGGGCGAAATATTCCTGCATATAGTCCGCGGTTTCATACGCAGTCTTTTGCCACATATTAACGAGGGTTTGAGTAATGGCTTTGTGAAACTCCGGGCCAAGTCTGCGCGGGTATTTTTCAGTCCGCAATTGTTGGATAGTATTGTCCATCGCCGCCTGCAGCACGTCAGACAGCTTGTCGCGGGCATCGGCCTCTATCTCTGAGGCAATTGCAAGCATGGACTCAGTTAACTTTTCCATAGCCCAATTCCTTCAGGTCTTCCTCGACCGATTGTTCCTCGTCCTCAGAATTATCTGTTTGCCCGCGGCGGACCTCTGCCATAAGCATGGAACCGAGGGGATCAGGGAGCGGATCATAACCTTTCATTGCCCGTGATTCATTCAGAGTAAGATCGTCCGAATTATCGGCCATCTCCCACATTTTTACCCGCTTGTCTGCAATGGCCTCGATCTTATCTTTGTTCGGAATAAGTTCTACATCACCGAAATCGGGGGCCAGCCAGTACGATAGGTCAGCGGCCTGATGGGCTATGAGGGGAAGGATAGTGTCCTCGTAGAAGCCTAGGCGGGCCTCACGGTAGTTTGCATAAGTATTGTCGCCCGGAATGTTGAGAAGAAGAGGCGGAACACCGAAGGCGAGGGAGATGTCTCGGGCCGCACTTTCTTTGGTGCGGAGAATTTCCATGTCCATCGGGCTAAGCCCCATTGACTTCCAATCGAGCCCCCCTTCCAGCAGCATCGGGCGCCCGGAATTTTCCGAACCGGAGTATTTCGTTTCCAGCTCTGCTTTAAGGCGTTGATATTCTTCATCCGACAGCCCTGTTTCACTATCGACGATAAGTGCACCTGATGGCCGAGCAGCGTTCTGCAGCAGGGATTGGACCCAATTCATTGACTCATTGTGCTGGTCGATGGAATAGGCGCCCGCTGAGATGGGCGACATACCGTACCAGTCATCAGTGGGGTGAAATAACTTGACGTGCAGGATGTCTGAACCGAGGCGGGCATCTACAGGAAATAAGACTTTCTGATGACCGACCTTGTATTCGTAGCGCTGTGGTAGGCCGTTAGGGCCGGGGATGATGGTCATGCGATCAGGCCGTAGTGGCCAAAGTTCGATATTCTGGCCTGAGCGAACTCGTTCGTCGTAGGAATTTCCTGATAGAAGCTGGTAAGAAATACGAGCCCGCCACCACTCGTATTTCGACATGGCAGGATTCGGGCGATTGATCAGGTCGATAAGAGGGTGCTCATCGAGTACCGCGTTCCGAGTCCGTACTTGCCACTCAACTGAGGATACAGCATTGGCAATGCGGTTGATGGCCGAGTGGGCAATGACGTTAAGGGCATAGGCTTCCTTAGCGTAGGATTGATAATTGTGGCCCGACCACGAGGCACGACCGGGGCCGAGAAAGTGTGTCCGGTAAGCGCGGCTAAGCTTTTGCTCAATTGCAGCCGGAGCAGAGAAAAGTTTGGTAAAGATGCTCATAGGCTACGAATCCTTGGACGGGCCCTGTGCTTAATCATGGGCTCAAGAGCGTAACGGATGGAGTCAATGCAGTGGTTATGTGCGTCTACTATGATAGGAAGAACGTCGCCCGACAGGCGGTCAATCTTGTAGGAATAGAGATTGAACTCACGAGCGGTTTCCGGGCAATCAGGGTGAATTACGATCTTGTCGAAGGACTTCATAAACTCGATCCCGTCCTCGACAGAGCCCTTGCCCTTCCTTACTCCTACTGTCTGAGGCATACCGTGTTGACGGAGGTAGGAAATGGACTCAGGGCGGGCATTATCCGCGCGGACAACGTGCATGGAAATGCGAGGGATTTCACGGACAAGAAACTCTACAGTGCGATCAAGATCAAGTTTCTTTTTGACCGCCTCACGTCGAATGTAGAGGACATTATCGTGGATGTATGTTTGAGTGGCGGCTGTCGGGTCTTGGCTGAAACCGAAATCGAGCCCGTGATAAGGGCCATCCCACGCGGGCTGCGGTTCGAAGTAATCGACCGTGTAGTGGTTGGCGAAGATTTGGGCCTCGGTCAGGACAAGGTAGGCACCTTCCCAGATGTGTTCATATGTATCGGGGCGTAGGCGAAGGTCTTCCTGCCGCTCGGCTTCAAGTGTTTCGGGGAACCAAGGATTGTCGCGCCAGTTAAGTTCTTGAATTTTGGCGTTGGCCGGGGTACTTTCCTTGAACCGCTGATTAGTGGCCGAGTGCTCGCTTTCCGGGTTCCACGTGACCCAAATTTCGGACGACCAGCCTTTTTGCATATCCTGATCCCGCACTGTGGGGATAAGCTTGCGCCAAGCAACTTCGCTGACTTGCTCGGCTTCGTCAATCCAAGCCCGCAGGATACGTGCCTTCGATTTCAGCCCGTCGATGTTATGGCGAAGGCCAGTAAAGCCGTATTTGATGCGACCATCTCTTGAGCGGATATATTTCTCGCCCATTTCATAGTAATCGAGAAGCCAGGGTTCCGATGCAATGGCCTGTTTAACCTCTTCCATCGAACTTTCGTCAAGAGAGTTAAGGTGTTCCCGGCCACAAAGCATCATGCCGGAAACGCCTGCCCGCCCGAGGCGATAACCGTCAATGGCGGTCATCAGGGCAAAAGAGCGCGTCTTACCGGAACCGCGGCCACCGTAAGAGCCGCGATAACGAGCTGGGCCCGAGAAAACTGGAATTAGCTTTGGGGGAAGCTGGACTTGCGCCTTCAATCAGCTTCCCCCTCACCTTGCCCGCCCTCATCCGACAGGGAGGAGGAACCGTTTTCGGGCGCGACAAGCTCGATGACCGTGGGCAAGACTTTATCTCGAGGATTGTCAATGGCCTTCTCGGTCATGGAATCTACGATCTTCAGCAAGTCCGTAGTGGAAATGCGGTCTGGAGACTCTTCGATGCGCTCACGAAGCTGGAGTAGGGCATCCCGGCTTAGCCCGGCCATGTGGTCGAAGACAGAAAAGAACTCTTCGTTGGCCTGTTCCCGATACAGGTTTTGAACTTCGATAAAGGCCCGGCTGTTTTTAAGGATGGAAACACGGGATAGGGAATAGCCTGTATGAATGGCCGCTTCTTCCTCGCTCATGCCAGAAGCAAGGAGGCGGGCAAGCATGTGATGCCGATCAGTAATCTTTTTCAGATCGGGCGGGGCCTCACCGGCGGGCACAGACTCGACAAGGGCCAGATCGGCCTCAGTCAGTTCTCGTTCAACCTGAAACACCAGTGGCGTTTTGGGCGGGCGAGGTTCAAAGTCGGCAATGTTAAGTTCGAGTGACATATGGCTGCTCGCGTTTAACCCTTTCGCCCCCAACATACACTACTAGTAGGCGGGCGTCAAGCGGGCATCGGCGGGCGGCCATACGCCAGCGCGGCCCTCATCAAGTATGGTTCGGATTTTTGGGAAAAATAAAAATCGGATATGTAAAATGTATGGTCCTGAAATTGACCCCACACAAATTTAAGGGTATTATGCCCCCGCCGGATTGTGAGGATTTTTTGCAACACAATCCGACGAAAGCTGGGTCAAGGGGTTGGCAATTAGTATTTTTGATCCGTTACATCTGTGCCACTGGCCGGGTGTTCATCATCCGCACAAATATCTTCGCGAATAACGCGGAAACCAAAATTAGGAACATGGATTGTGTGAAAGATGTCGCACCCGATTTTGAAGGTGGCAAGTACGGTTGCGTATTGGTCGCGGCCTTGGTTGTCGGTGTAAGCGATGATATACATTCTGTTTCCCTTTCGAGTGGTGGGGTGGCCCCGCAAGGCCACCCCGGTTTCGGTTTTAAATTGCAAGCGCCGCAAGGGATTCAAGGCGGTCTTTTGCCGCGCTTTCGATCTTGCCGCGACGCTTCTTGTCAAGCGACTCGACACAATCAAGCATTGCGCGCTTGCGTTCGTCGGTTGTCATGCCCTTGCATCCGGTCCAAGTGGTTTGCAACTCGGACCACCCCGGCATGGCGCGGGCTTCGGCGGCGATGTCATAAACCATGTTTTCCATATCGGAAAAGGTTTCGCCCGATCCCGTGCCACGGGTGTTAAACTCGCCAGATACGAACATTGCATGGCGTTCGGAAAAGATTGCATCCGGGTCGGCGGTTTCGCCCGCGTCACGCAAGGTCTTGGCTTTCGAATTGCCGAAATCTTGATACGCACGGCGCGCGCCGTATTCCATGATGTATGCAAGGGATGCATCGTTAAGGTCGGCAAGATTGATCGTAACGGCCTTGCCGCAAACCTTGGCGGTAACGGTGGCGGGAACGGTGATGGTGATGGTTTCGGTGCCGTCCGATATGTAAGATATAAGCCATATCCGATATGGCTACAAGCCCTTTGATGCAGTTTTTTGGAATTAATTTCGGCGGCCCGGAATGCCCCTATATATAAGGCGTGGAACAAAGCGGGAACTGCGCGGCCCCAAGATATGCATTGGCTGCATGGCCGGTATGCACAAATAAGGTCTGGACCATACCCGCGCCATACGATAACCTATACGTGATCCGGGTTAATACTCCCACAAGAGAGAGGGCACGGAGCTCCGACTTGCGGCGATGTAAAGCTGATTAACATTCCGGGCGCACAGCTTTAGGTAAAGTTAGCTATACCTCGGGCGCATACGTGCCATGCAACGGCTGCAATAAACCAAAGTCTTATGAGTAATTATATTGCGCGAGTGGGCAACTTTCGTAGTTTGGTCTGCAACCTTGGCGGGCGAGTATTATCGTAAAGGTTGCCGTCGAGTGAGTCTTCCGGTTCGTCAGCGGAGTCAGACGGGGAAGGTGGGTTCGTCAGCGGAGTTGGAAGGAAATTCGGGGATGTTCTGGATTGCCTTGGATGTGGCGCTGGAGTCGCCGGGGATACTCATTTTCCCGGTTTTGGGCATGTTCGGTTGGGCGGTATGGCTCCTTCACTTAATTAACCAGCCATACCGCCTCGCCCTTCTTCCCTTTCCCCCTCGGTTCTTTACCATTCCTGATCCTTCTTTCTTCCTTCCCTCCCTCGTTCGTTCCTTCCCTTATGTAGTTTTATTAATTTTTTTTTTTTTTATTCTCTTATGGTCCGACCGGTCCACACACACGTCCAAAGTGGTCATTTTGAGTATCCCCGGTGACTCTACCATCACATCCAGAACATCCCAGACCGCCCCCAAACCCACCAGCCCGCGAAGCCCGCCGAAGCCCGCAACGGAGTGCTTGACATTCGGCATAATTTCATGTATGGTTGGATCATGGCGGGCGACGTACGCCCACTCGTTGCCCGCCAGAATTTATCAAGTGGGCCATACAATGGAGTAGTTACAATGCAACATATCAATGAACTCAAGGAAACGGATGGGGCCCTTGGTTCCTCGCTTGACAAGGATGTCATTACAGAAAAGGTCAATGCACGGCTTGAAGCGATTGCCTCGGAACTTGACGAAATTCTTACAGAATATTCGGCCCACGTTCGCCCGCACGAGGCCGCAAAGGTGGCCGGACAGGGCATTAGTTTTGCCGAAATTTCACATGAGTCTGCGGGCGAAACCTTCGTGATGCCCGAACTCGGTTATCAAATCCTGCAAGACAACGCATGTTGGGTCGAGTCGATCGGTCCGAACGCGATGGGCCAACTTTTGCTTAACATGCCCATTACAGAAATGTGCGATCCCGAGACCCCGCTTGACAAGCACCTTGCCGTTGAGATCGCCAACGAACTTGGCCCGGATTGGGCTCAAGCGTGGTATCGCTTTATAGTACTTGTTACCAAGCTTGCTTAACCCTCAGACGGTACGACCCCAGAAATTGCGGGTCGTACCACTTCACATGGAGCCCGATATGACTTATTACACACTTCTAGTCCTTGATGATGATCGGTGGAGCCCGCAATTCGGTGACTATGACCGTGATGTGGTGGCCGAGGAATGTCACGAATACATTCAACAGGGTTATCGACGGGCACAGATAAAACTCATCACGCTTCCCGATGACCGACAGGAAACCATCGACCGCAAATGCGCACTTCTCAATAAGCGCGAGGCCTTTGCATGGAGGAGCACAAGATGAAACTTCAACCCGAATTGGACTATGGAGGACTTGTCATGAAAAAGATACCATACTACAACGGTGAACCGGGCATCAGTCATGAGCCCGCCATGAAATGCCCCGGCGGCTGGACCGAGCAGAACCTTACAGAAAAGCGCCCGCGCAATGAAACGGTAGTCAACACCTTGCGTTTCGACGCGCCCGCAGACTCCGAAACACATTGCGTATCCGCCCTCACGGGCGTCGCCCGGCGAAAAAAGATGAACGTAATCTAATGAGACCACATCTTAACCCCCCTACCGAGTGCGACGGCTGCGGCAACCCACTAGGCAATATCTTCTATGATGCCCGCACAGTCCACGGCCCATGGGCCAGCCTTTGTCCCTCATGCTTCGCCCGCATCGGCGTAGGCATTGGAACAGGCACCGGCCAAAAGTATTATCGGACGCCAGAGGGCGAGAAATACTTCAAAGTCGATGGCTGAGTATGTTGCAGTGAGGGGCCGCGGCGTGGCCCTTCCGTGCAGGATATTCTGCAAAACCCGAAGGAGTATATGAAATGAGCGAAGAAAAGAAACGCAACCCCGCAGGCGTAGCCCTGTTTAAAATGCAATTCGGACTGATGATGCTTCAATGCGGCAGGAATAAAATGGCCGCCGAAGCCTTCAGTGCGGCCGAAGAAATTCTTACTTCCCTCGAAAAGGAACTCGACAATGCGAGATAAAATCGCCCGCCGTGGCCAATACGTAGCTCGCACGGCTAAGGCAGCTGCGTCTTACATTTGGTCACATCCACTACCGAACGGGTCCGATCCGTCAATCAGGAATTACGCCCTTTACAGCGGGCTACTCTCCCTTGACCCGGAGTTTCGCGAGGACGTATTTTCAATCTTCGAACAGGTCATTCCCAAAGACCTGCACCGAGATTTTGCCCGCCTTCCCACACTCGAGAAACGTGCGTGGATGGACCGCGTTATTTCTCGGGCCAAAGAAATCGAACGAAATATCTCGTAACCACAGAAAACCCAACAAAACCCCGTCAGCGGAGTCAGCCCGCCAGCGGAGTCAGGAGGAACCCAACATGACTATCTATTTTCACAATCCCGGAACCCTCGATCTTGACACAATTAGACTCATGGGAGTTTCGGTCAAGCCCGACAGCGAGAATCCTATCGGCTATTTCGGCACAGGGCTCAAATTCGCCATTGCCACACTCTTGCGCACGGGCCACGAAATCACCCTCACAACCGCCGGAACCGAGTATGTATTCCGTCAGCGGAGTCAGTCAGTTCGCGGGCAAGACTTCGGCATTGTCTATATGAATGATGAAAAGCTCGGTTTCACCACGGAACTCGGTAAGAACTGGAAGCCGTGGATGGCATTCCGTGAGCTTCATTCGAACGCCCTTGACGAAGGCGGATCGTCGGCCACCGTTTGCCCCGAGGCAGATACCATCATCGCCGTCAGCGGAGTCGGCATTGAAGAGGCCTATCGCCGGAGGAGCCAAATCTTCCTCGAGACTAAACCGCTTTGGACTTTTGATAATATCGAGGTCCATCCGGGCTCGTCCAACATCATATTCTATCGAGGCGTCACGGCCCTGAAACGTGAAAAGCCCTACGCCTTCACGTACAACATCAAAAAGGAAATGTCGCTCACTGAGGACCGCTTTCTAAAGTCCGAGTTCTTGGCCGACTGGGAAATTCGGGAGGCCATAGAGTCCACCAGTGCCCAGCTTCCTTTCCTGCAGGAACTTTTCGTGCATCGACTGAATGAGAATAATTTCCGACACATGGACCTGACAAATCAAATGTACGAGGCAGCCCGCCCGCACTTGCATGATGTGGATTTTAATAGCACCATCCGTGAGCTTTGTCGGGAAAAAGCCGGGCAAGATGAGGGCCATCCCGCCGTCCAGCTTTCCCCCTTCGAGGAACTTGAAGTGCATTCTGCGGTTTCCCTCGTTCAGCGCCTAGACCCCAACATCTCCCGGTCCGATTTTACTATCACCGAGTCTCTTGGTTCTCATACCTACGGCGTTTACAATCGCAAACGGGATGAAATCTACATAGCCCGCGCAGCCGTAGATCGCGGAGCCCGGTTTCTTGCATCTACAATTTATGAAGAATGGCTCCATAAAACTCACGGCTTCATTGACGAGACACGCCCGTTTCAGGACTTTCTCCTCGACCGTGTAATTGCCCTGACCGCCCGCCTGCCAGAGGAGTAACTCCAATGCGGACTAAAGACCAAACTGAAATCGAGTTCCTGTGTGAGGCTGTGCATCAGTGCAGCCCGCGCATCCTTCTCGAGTACATACCTAACGCAATCTGGGACCGCCCGGACTTGTCCGACACCCAAATCGAACAATTGGCCAACGCTATAGGCCGGATACCCCACCAGAAAAAATGGAGAAAAAGAAATGCCTGACAATCGCCCGCCACACGGAACTGGAATAATCATAGCTACCGTCTTAGGTGCAGTATTCTGGGCCGTTCTGATCTTTTGGCTAATATAAGGAGAAAGACATGAAATACCTTATCCTAATCCTTCCCCTCGCAGGCTGCATGAAACTTGACCCGGCCACTACCGGAACAATAACTGCGGCCAACGGTTACATGGTAACAATCTCGGCCCCGCTAAACACCGGACCAGACGGCTATGCCGCACCCACTCCCGCAATGCAATCCTTGGCCAATCGAGCCTGTAAAGGCCGGGCTGAGTACACGGGCATTACTCACCCGCCGGGCTACGAAACCGGACCTGCCGCATGGTATCTGGGCTACAACTTTCTTTGTGGAGGTAATACATGAGAACCTACTTCGCCCGCATTCTCGATGACGAGCAACTCCAAGAACTCCTTTACAAGATCGAGCTGGAGTTCGGAGCCCGGCCACACCACGAGGGAGAACTAACATTCGTCTACGCCCCTGACGGGGACAAGGTAGTCATATCCACTCCCATCGGTAACGGCATGAACGCAGTTCGTCTTCATCGCGAGGTCTTTACCAATGTCTAACAATCCACCTAACAGCAATACAACTCAAGGAGGCTGGCGAAAATGACTGACTCAAACCTAGTCCTGATCGGGGACAGCAACATACATTTCGGCGGCGGTGGTTGGGCATACGGTTTCCAGCATTGCCACCCCAACGTCAAAACACTTCTGTGGGCACCCGGCGAGGCGACCAGCGCCTTGGTAGATCGACTGATCGCGACGCCCGGGGAGGAGGTGCTCGAAATAGTAAAACCCGGCGCAACAGTGATCATAAACAGCGGCGTCAATGCACGCTGGTGGGAGATCATTTCCGGGCGCGAGGCAAAGGCGTGGCTGGACCTGACCACGATCCTCACGTCAATCCCTGATGTCCGTATTGTCTGGATGCCCACGCACCACGTCTATATCCTGCGGATGAAAATGTGCCGATGGGCAATCAAACGCAATGCCCCAGACAGTATTGATTACATCGACCTGACAGAAGATCGCTACCGCCGGATAACCATGTACAACAAAATCGGAAATACTCCGGACCAAAACCATCTCGTTACACGGTCCTACATCTACCTCGCCAAAGAGGTAATCAAGGAGCTGAAAGGAGACGACAATGAGTGACGATCTGGTGGACCAACTCAGAGAGGGTATCATTGAGCAT